CAAGAAAGTTCAGTTAAAACTTGACTTTTTCTACAAAATGTGTTAAAATAAGGACACCATGGCATCCCCGACCTACTTACAATTAGTAAATGATGTACTGATTAGACTTCGTGAGAACGAGGTATCTTCTGTATCAGATAACGCTTATTCAAAGCTTATTGGTAAATTTGTAAACGATGCTAAGCGTCAGTGTGAAGATGCGTATAACTGGAATGCATTATCAGATACTTTATCAGCCGTAACTGGTGCAGATGTGTTCAATTATGTATTAGTTGGTTCTGGACAGAGATTTCGTGTTATCGATGTTATTAACGACACCAACGATTACTTTCTGGAACCACAAACAACTGAGCAAATGAATTTATTGTTTTTAACACAAACAGCTCAGAAAGATCAGCCAAGATACTATAACTTTAACGGTACTAACTCTAACGGTGATACTCAGGTAGATCTCTATCCAATCCCTAATGGTGTTTATAATATTCGTTTTAACGTAATTAAACCACAAGTACCTTTATCAGCTAACTCAGATCAGTTACTTATTCCTTCAGAGCCTGTTATATTTAATGCCCTAGCTCGTGCGATGGGTGAGCGTGGTGAAGACGGTGGTATTGCTTCTAATGAAGCCTTTCAAATGTTTAGAGCTTCTTTAGGAGATGCTATTGCTCTTGAATCGGGACGATATCTCGAAGAAGCTGAGTGGACAGCCTAATGGCAGAAGCTCTAATAACAGGATCAATTCAAGCTCCGGGATTCTCCGGACTTAATATTCAAGATGCGTCAGTCCAGCTTACAAGCGGATACGCACTAGAAGCATTCAATTGCGTTGTTGATAAATATGGTCGTATTGGTGCTCGTAAGGGTTGGACCAAGGTAAATACAACAGCTATTAGTTCTACTCCTGCAGTAAGAACAGTATTTGAATTTGTTAAATCTGATGGTAATGTAGTATTTAGCTGTGCAGGAAATAAAGTATATACAGGTACGACTACACTAACAGCTGTTATTAATGGCACAGTAGTCGACGCTGCTGGTACAGGAACTACAGCAATTACTGTTACTGATGACAATTGGCAGATTGCTTCAATGCCTTACAATAATAGTGGTAACACTTCTGCTCATGCTGTATTTGTGCAAGCAGGACATCCAGCATTGGTGTATCACAAAGTAGGAAATGCAACGCATAACCACACAGGTGCATATGGCTTTCAACGCATTGGTGATATTGGTACGTTACCTACAGGATATACAGTAACAAGTTTTACACCTAACTGTGCTATGACAGCTTATGGTCGTTTGTGGACTGCTAATATCTCAGGCGATAATCAAACTGTTTATTTTAGTGACTTACAGAACCCAACTAATTTTACTACAGGAACTTCTGGTTACTTAGACATTAGTACAGTTATTCCTACTGGTGATGGTATTACAGCAATTGCAGCACACAATGGATTCTTAATTATATTCTGTAGTCGTAGTATCTTAGTATACGCTAATCCAAAAGATCCAGCAACAATGACATTAAGTGATGTTATTAAAGGTGTTGGATGTATTGCTCGTGACTCAGTAGTGTCTGTATTTGGTTCAGACATTATGTTCTTATCTGAAACAGGTGTTCAGTCTCTTGGTCGTTTGATTCAAGAGAAATCAATGCCATTACGTGACGTATCTAAGAATGTGCGTGATGATCTTATTGCGAACGTAGCTACAGAAACATTAAAGAATATTAAGGCTGTATATTTTGCTACAGATGCTTTTTATCTATTATCATTACCTTCAGTAGGATTTACGTATTGTTTTGATACTCGTGGTACATTAGAGAATGGTGCAGCTAGAACAACTATATGGAAGAATATTAATCCTACAGCGTTTCATGTAACAGAAGATAGAAAACTGTATGTTGGTCAAAAAGGTTACATTGGTAACTACACTGGCTACCAAGATAACGGAACTGTGTATCGTTGGTCTTACTATACTAATTATTTTGACTTTGAACAACCAACTGCTATTAAGATTCTTAAAAAGCTAGGTTTAATTGTTATCGGCGGTGGTAATCAAGTGATTGCTATTAAATGGGGATTTGATTACACAAACAACTATAACAGTAGTACTATTATTTTGAATGCTGTGACTGTTGCAGAATACGGAATAGCAGAGTATGGCATAGCAGAATACTCAGATGGTATTGCATTGGATACTTTAAAATTCAATGCTTCAGGCTCAGGTAAAGTATTGCAAATTGGATTTGAATCAGACATCAATGGATTTCCATTGTCTGTTCAAAAAGTAGATGTAGCTATTAAAACAGGAAAGAATATATAATGTCTGATTATTCAAAGGCAACGAATTTTACAACTAAGGACACTCTTCCTACTGGTAACTCAGGTAAGATTGTTAAAGGTACTGAATTAGATACTGAGTTTACAGCTATCTCTTCTGCTATTGCTTCTAAGGCAGACATCTCTAGTCCTTCTTTACTTGGTACTCCTACTGCACCAACAGCAACTACCGGTTCTAATACAACACAGTTAGCCAATACAGCTTATGTTAAACAAGAGATTACTGCTCAGGGCTTGGGAAACATAGCTACACAGGCTAAGAGTGCTGTAGAGATTACTGGCGGTACAATGAATGGAGTAACTGGTACAAACTCTGGAATGACTGTAGGAAATGCAACTGCTGCAACCAACGCTACTACAGTAACCAATGGGGTTTATACAACTAATTTCTCAGGAAGCAATCAATCTAAAGCATCTTCTGGTTATCAAAAATTACCCGGCGGTGTAATTATTCAATGGGGAACAAGCTCTACTATTAGTGCTGGTTCAAGCTTAGCAATATCTTTTCCTACAGCTTTTCCATCATCAGTAGGAACTATTCAATTAACTGCTATTAACCCATCTCCTGATAATGCTGTTTCAGCACCCCAAGTTACTGGACCAACAACTAATGGTTTTACTGCTGTCAATAGAGATCCTGATTCTGATTATACAGTTTACTGGTTTGCAGTTGGTTGGTAATGATAAAAGTACCTGTAGTCAATCGTGATGACTACACCATGTATTTAGAATTACATGAAGGCTTCTTGTGGTTTCATTCAGATATACGTAAGTGGACAGCACAAGTTAAAAGCAAATATCTTGAAGATTTAAACTTATTACAACATTTAGTTCGTGTCCCTATTGTGGCAATTGCTCATGAAGACGATACAAAACTATTAAAATTTGGTAAGACAATTGGTTTTGAATTTAAACAACCTCTTTTAGGGCAGGACAACAGAATGTATCACATATATAGTAGGAGTCTATAATGGGTGGATTAGTCGGTGGAGTAGTAGGTAGCGTAGGAGGTTTAATCTCTGGTGGTAAAGCTGCTTCTGCTGCTAAAGGACAAGCTGAAGCACTACGTGCTGCTGCTAATACGTCTTATGGTAGAGCACAGTTTAATCCTATTGGAATTAAGACTAACTTAGGGTCTTCTAATTTTACAATGGGTCCTGATGGACAGCTTACAGAAGCAGGGTATTCACTCTCTCCTGAAATGCAAGCTATTCAACAAAGCCTTATTGGTCAAGCTGGACAGTATGATCCTACGCAGATTGGACAATATGCACAACCGATTGTTGGTGGTGCTCAGAGTCTATTCAACTTAGGTAATCAATATCTTGCTACATCTCCTGAGCAAGCAAAAGCTGATTATATGACCACACAAAGAGCTGCTCTTGCTCCGGGTCGTGAACAACAACTTTCTAATATCAAGAATAGTTTATTTCAAACAGGACGTACTGGTTTAGCTTCTGGTGGAACATCTACTGGAATGATGGCTTCTAATCCTGAACTACAGGCTTATTATAATTCATTACAAAGTCAAGATTTGACCCTTGCTGCTCAAGCCGAAGCTGCTGCACAAGAGCGTCAGAAGTTTGGTGCTGGTTTGTTTGGAACCGGCGGTTCATTGTTGGCTCAAGTTCCTGCTTTAACTACTGCTGGATATAGTCCACTACAGACTCAGTTAGGTCTCGCTAATACCATTGAAGGTTACGGTCAACAACCTTTTACATTAAGTCAAGGTCTTGCTGGTGCTCAATCCAATGCTAATGCTGCTGCAGGTCAACTTTATATGCAACCACAAGCTGCTGCTGCTAATGCATACTCACAATATCAAGGATACAGCCCAATGGGTTCATTCGTTCAAGGTATTGGTAACTCAATTGCTAACTGGCAAGGTGGTGGTACAACTAATCCATATGCTAACATGGGTATTCAAGGTAATCAAGGAACCGGTTATACATACGCTAATCAAGCAGGTCCTACACAAAGTGGTGGTAACTTAGATGGCGGTATGGCTGGTGCTGGCTCTAGTGGAGGTTTGTTTGGTGGTATCTCTAGCTGGTTCTCTGATATTCGTACAAAACAAAACATTAAACTAATCGGTGCTTTAGCTAACGGATTAAATATCTATGAGTATGAATATAAGCCTGAGTTCAAAGACCACAAACTAGCTGGTCATGGTAAGTTTATTGGTGTGATGGCTCAAGAAGTTGAGAAAGTAATTCCACACGCTGTGACTACGTTGGAAGACGGATATAAAGTAGTTAATTACGGAGCACTATAATGGCTGAAATCGTACAAGGTTTATTTGGAGTAGATCCGCTTCAGTATCAACAACAACAGCAAATGCTTTTAGATACACAAGCACAGAACTTTGCAGCTATGACTCCAATGCAACGTGCTCAATATGGTATCTATAAAGGTGCTTCACAGATTGGTACTGGAGTTGGTAATATGCTTGGTATGCAAGACCCACAATTGCAAAAAGCTACAATGGCAAAACAGCTTGCATCTAAGTTTGATTTAACTACTCCACAAGGCTTACAACAGTTTGCTCAAGCATTGACTCAAAATGGTGCTCCTGATTTAGCTCAACGTGCTATGGCTGCTGCTCAAGATATGCAGGTTAAACAAGCCACTGTTTATCAGAAGACTGGTGAGAATATGAATGCTATGATTTCTTCAGGTAAGTTCACTCCTGACAGTTTAGCTTTATATCAACAAACTCGTAATCCTGCTGATTTAGTATTAATTGATAAAGGTTTGACTGGTACTGCTTTAGAAAAAGTAGCTACTGCAGAACAGAACATTTCTAATCTAAGTTCAAGCAATGCTGAGATTGATTCATGGATTACTAAAGTTAATCCCAAGAATCCTACAGTCACTTTTGGTCCTTCTTCTACCTTGGGTGCTGGTGTTTCTAATATTATTGGTTCACCGACAGAGAATGCACTTAAACAAGCTGAGTTACGTCGTTTTGTAGCTCGTGAAGCTAATGCTATCTTGATGGCTGCTAAAGGTACACAGACTGAAGGTGACGCACAACGTGCTTATGACATGATTATGTCTGGTTTAGATAAAAACAGTAATGCTGGTGTCGAAGGTGCTTTGAAAGACCTAAAAGATATGAAGGTAAATACTGTTAAGGGTTTACAAACCTATGTAAATACTGTAACATCTAAAGGTAAAGCACCTACGGCAGCTCCTACAGCTCCTTCTCCTAATGCAATCTTTAATGCAGTACGTGCTAAAAAAGGTTGGGAAGATGCTACCGATGCTGAAATACAGCAAGGCATCCAAAACGGAACAATTAAAGTACCAAAATAATAAAGGTAGACATGGCTCAGTACAAAACAAACGAAGAAGCCGGAGCAGCATTATCGGCTCAGATGCAAGCCAAAGCTCGTGAGTTACGAGGTATCTATGACAGCACAAACCCTAAAGAGAAGGCTCGTGCAGACCAATTAAAGACAGAGATTGGTGCTATTCAGAATCAGTTAATGATCATGAGTGGTCCAGTAGGTGCTATTGGTGGTGGTTTTGCTAAAGGTGTTTCACAAGCAGTTACAGCAATTCCTGACTTAGCTCGTATGGCAGGTAATTACTTTACTGGTCAGAATCTTCCTTTATTCGGAGCACAACTTACACCGGGATTAGAAGTAGCTTCACAAGATAAAACTACTCAAGGTTTGTTTGGTGTCAGCAAAGGTCTAGGAAGTTCACTGGGTCTCGGTAAAGTAATGACTGGTCTACAGACCGGTGCTACTACTTTTGATGAGATGGCTGCTGGTGGTGATCCTATTGCTCAAACTGTATTAGCTATTGCTACACTTGGTAAGGGTGGATATGATGTTAGTCGTAACATCCTAAAGAACAGACAAGTTAACAACTTAATGAAGCAGCTTCCTCCTGAAGAAGCCAATGCTTTAACACAATATATGGTACGTGGTCAAGATGTATCAGATCCAGTTATTGCTGGTAAGATTGCTGCTCTTCGTACTAATCCTAAGTATGCTGAACTATTTACTGTATTAGAAAAGAAAGCAACTGAAGCAGCTACTGCTGGTGCTCGTGCTGAAGTTAATCCTAAGTATCCTGTTAAAGCTGCTGGACAAGACATCTATCAAGCTACTCAAGGTGAGATTGCTAGACTAAAAGAAAACATTACTGTATTACCAGAAAGTCGATATCAAGCTGCTTTTAAAATGGGCGGTAATAATGACATCATCATGACTGACAATGTGGTTAAGAACATTGATAACATGCTTCTTAGTTTTAGCCAAAAAGGTACTGATGACGCTAAAGCAGCACAAGCATTCTTAGGTCGTCTACGTGACAACATTACTGCAGCAGGTGGTCGTATTTCTCCTGAGAAGCTACGTGCATTGACTAGCGAGTTTGGTGTTCAAGCTAAACAAGGTGAGTCACTTATTACTGATGTATCTCTTGGCACCCAGAAGTCTATTGCTACAAGCATATTCAAAGGTCTAAAAGACGACTTAGATTTAACATCTCAAACATCTACAGTTCCTCGTATTCGTGAACTAACACGTATCCTTGATTCTGCTGTTGACATGACTGCTAAAGCTTACAAGCAATATGATAACTTCATTGCTCAAGGTTTGCCAAAACAGTTAAAGAATGTAGCTCTAAACGAAGTCGATACACAAACACTTTTAAACACTGTTAAAGGGCTGTCTAACGATCAACGAGCTAAGATGGTTACTATCCTTGAAGATACTCAACCGGAAGCTCTGAAGCGTGTTAAACAGGTTATGTACGATGATTTTGTACAGTCTGCACGTACAGAGTTACCTGACGGTACAGTTGGTGTAGATTTAAAACTTCTTGCACAAAAATATAGCAAGATGGATGAACCTACTAAAGAATCTATGGCATTCATTCTTGGGACTAACGCTAAAGACTTTGATAGTCGTATGGCTGATGCTACTAAGTTCTTTACTTACATGCAAAAGTACGGCAAGGATGAGACAGGTAAAGCACTGAGTGGTGAAGCTTTGGCTGAGTTGTCTACTTTGGGTTACGTTACAGCCGGTTACGGTGCTGGTAAAGCTGCTGGTTTAATGGGTCGCTTATGGAACAACCTTAAAGGTGGTTTGACAGATGATCAGACACTAAATATTTTATTATCTCCTGAGACTAAAAATGTTCTTAAAGATGCCCTTAAAAACCCTAACAGTATTGAGACATTTACAAACATTGAAAAGTCTATCTTCAATCCTGCTGCTCGTAATGTTGCTACAGGTACTCAGTTAGGTGCTGAAGCAATTCAGAATGCATTACCTCCGGGTGTATCTCCAGCGACAGGCACAATGCGTCCTTCATTGGACTTAACTGTACCTGATGGAGCAGCTCCAGCAACACCAACAGAAACTGCTCCAACAACTCCGGGAGCACGTCCTAGTATTGATCTAAGTTACAACCCTGCTGACATTGAACAGCAAATTCGTGCAGAAGCGGAGAACCAAGGCTTGGGAAAGTATAGTGACCTGTTCGTTCGTCAAGCGAAACAGGAATCAGGATTTAATCCTTATGCGACATCCAAAGCTGGTGCAGGTGGTGTATTTCAACACATGCCAGCTACTGCACAAGAACTAGGTATCAATCCTTATGATCCAACACAGAGTATTCAAGGTGGTGTGAAGTACATGGGTCAGCTACTAAATAGGTACCAAGGAGACACTACAAAGGCTCTAGCAGCTTACAACTGGGGAATGGGTAACCTAGATAGGCAAGGGTTAGAAAAAGCCCCTGCAGAGACACAGAACTACTTAAAGAACATCTTAGGAGCATAAAAAGAAAGGGACTCGAAAGTCCCTTTTTTGTTACTCGAAGTCTACATCATCTTCGTGTGGTTTGCTAAAGATTATCCTAAGTACTCCTAGGTCGATAGCA